CCCCTGCTGACTCGTCACCGAGAGCATGTCCCATTCTTGGCGGGAGATCTTGAAGACAGGGCGCTTGGTGGCACCGTTCTGGGTGGAATAGAGGTAGTACTGGTCCTCCACTTGGGTGGGCTTCACCATCGGGTTGGTGCCGGCGGGGCCGAGGGTGTAGAGGCCTTGGCCGGCGACCAGGGGAAGGGCAGTGTCCTGGAGGACCCAGAGCCGAATGCCCTGAGTCATGATGAAGTTGATGAGCTGGTTCAGCGTGCGAGTGTACTTGGCAATCAGCTCCGAATCGGGATCCTCCCCCGATGGGAGGAGGCAGGCCTTCCACATTGCGCCGCAGAGGATCGAGTAGCCAGTGTTGTCAGTCGTCGGCGTAGTCATTACTGCTTCTCGAAGTCGAGGGAGAAGAAATAGGCCATGCCAGCACCGGCAATGCGATTGGCACCTGTCGCAAACAGTTTTCCTCCCCAGCCATCATCCATTCTCGGAGAGGAGATGCCGGTGTCAGGACGGAAGCTATTACGACTCTCCATCAGCAAAAAGAAATTCTCCTCCGACCAGTCCTGCCCCCACCAAAGGCCAATTCCACCCTTCTCCTGTATAATCCAGATAGCCGAGTCGAGGCGTAATCCCTTCCATCCCTCTCTCGGCTTCTGGAGCTTGGCCAGATCAAAGACTAGCTCGGGTCCGAAGCTCTCTCTGGAGATTCCCTTTACCAGCACAGTGAGGTTCTTCGGCCCATCTTTGATCTGGACGATCATCCTATCGCTCCTTCGCGGCCAGGATGAAGTCGGCGTAGGCGGTCATCGCGGTGCCGGCGAACACGAGAGCGGGGGTAAGGGCGGCGGTCGTCGGGGTCCAGGCTGGAGTCGCCGATGCGGTCCGATAGGCTGCGACTGGCCCCAGATTGGCCGGCGGAGCAGTGGTGCTCGTCCAGGCCGAAGCGGGCTGCCACCCAAACAGGGGGAAGCCGACGTAGGCCGTTACGTCCTGGCTCCGACTGTACTCGAACGCGAGGTCGATCCAGCCGGCGTTCACATAGTAGGAGGCAAGGGTCGCCGCCGGGATCGCCACACTGAAGAGCTGAGTGCTCGCCGAGTAGGCCTGGAGGGTCATGTTCGTGGCACTGGAGGCGGTGAGGAATATCCCATCGGTCGGGCTCGTGCTTGGGGTGGCCGACTGATTAATCAGCCCCGCAACGAACGTCGTGCTCGCCACAGTTGTGATGTTGATTCGGCAGGCGAAGAAGACCTTCTTCGAAGGCCAATTCGTGGCGGTTAGGCCAGTGCCGACATAGGTCGCCGGCGGAAGGGTGAAACCCGCCACCTTGTTCTCGATCGCTGAGGTGCCCGCTCCGGATGAGCTGGTGGTGAAGAGCCACTGCCCGCCGTCGCCGGCGACATTCGCCAGGGCCGCCCCTGTGCCCGTAACGTAGCTCGTCCAGAGGCCATCTGCTGTGGTCAGGCCGTAGAAGTCATCCTCCACTACCTGATAGAAATTGGGATCCGGCAGGCCGAAATTCGCCAGTGGCCCCCACTTGTAGTGAGTCGAGACGCCGCTCGGATACCGAACCGGATTTGCAGAAGGGGTTGTCATCGAGAGTCTCCTCGCGGCCCGAAGGCCGCTTTGTTAAGCGCGAGGGGAATTCGTGGGCACATTATACGCGGTATAACATGCCCACGAAACCATCTCTCCTTACGGTCCGTTCGATCCGAAGATCGCTCGTGGGTCCGTATTACCCACTGAGAGGCGCATATATGATCGGGCCTTCAAATTCATAGTATCAAAGTCGTTGTCTTGTGCGAACGAGGGATGCTCTCTCCAGTAGTACTTCATCCCCTCTGGGCAGTTGGTCCGTACAAACCAAGCGTGCGCCGCCGTAAAGTAGTGGTTCATCGAGATCCCCTTCGGGAACGCATTCGTCATGCGCAGCACGTTGGGATCATTGTTCGCCGTGCCGGACTGAAGGACAGACTTCAGAATCCGGTGGGCATTGAACCACTCCTGACGAGGGATATGCAACCCCTCCGGCATGATGTTGATCAGCAGGCCGCGATCGTTCTGCGTCCCCATGATCTGGATCACCATATCCTCCAAGGCCGCCTCGGACAGGTCAGCCCCCGGGCTCAGCTCGTTCGAGTAGGTGCCGCCGGTGGTGTTGGTGTGGGCTGTGTTGCACAGCGACAGACCATCTCCTCCAGTATAGTAGTTCCCCGCGAACGCGTCGTTATAGGGAACCACCGCTACATTCTCGACCGTCTGGATCATCGAGAAGGCATTTGCCTTCGCCCGGCGGGTTGAGACAATCTCGTAGAGGTTGTCCTCCAGCTCTTCGTAGGTGACCTTATAGCCGAGGAAGTACGCCAGATGGGTGTAGCGGGTGACTGGACCCTGGGTCTCAGTATCGAAGTATCCCGTTGCGCCTTCTGCCTTGTACTGGGCAAGTCCGAACGGCGTGATCTGCACGTCCTCTTCCCAGGCCTGTTCTGAGTTCTCGACATCGTAGAGCGCCGGGTATTCCCACGGATGCTCCGCGTACATCTGGCCCCAGGTCGCTTTGATCCCGGGCCATAGGAGTTTTGGATGACTCCCAGTAGTTATTACGCCGCCAGCCATATTTGCTGCTCCTTAGTTGGTTCGGGGTTCAGGGGTGGCTAGATGCCCACCACTCCGGTCCGATAGTAGTGGTTGTTCAGCAGGCACCACCACCGCTGGTATGCCCCCGAGGCGTTGTCGATGCTCTGCTTCAGCCCCAACAGCTTCAGATTGTAGGTCGAAGTAGTGGCAGCGGCCGTCCCATTATCAATGAACGCCTGGCTCACATAGGGCGGATAGCCCGGCGGGTCGAGGGCGACACTGAAGTTGGCGTTCTTGTTCGCCGCCGTGTAGCTGAAGTTCGTCCCCGCTCCACCCGAGGCCTGCTCTTGCGCCTCGAAGATGATGTTCGGGTCATCAGCCACCAGCGCGTAGTACGCCACCGTTGCTGTTGCTGGGCGATAGAGGATGTTGTTCAGGTTCGTCGGGTCCACCCACGGCCCCAATCCTCGGGCGTTCTTCGAGATCGCCAGTATCACCCCCACGCAGATCGCGCCCGCCGCTCCCCTATCAATACAGGGCATGTAGTAGGTCGAATCCGCCCCTGCTATCAGGGTGACTGGATCTCCCACCGCTAGCGCATTTGTGTTCGCGCTAGGAATCGTATAAACCCGGCCTCGCCCGTCCCAATCGGCTCCGTTGAGATAACCGACAGCGGTGAAGCCGTTCAGTTTGTTGGCATTAGCCATAATCTGAATACTCCACGGTTAGTGTTTAAGATTTGGATTCTACCTTGCGGAATCGTCCTGCCGTCATATCAATAACGGCCTCTCGGCTATACCGCTTATCGTAGTCTGCCTGTGACTCTTCAGGAGCCTTGATCGGAGCTTTCTTCTGGAAAATCTGCCTGATGATCGAAAGGTTACGCTCGGCGAGCTTCTGCTGCTCGTCGTTGAAGAATTCTTGGCGGATCTTCATGAGCACCAGCTGCTCAGGCTGGCCCGACTCATTCACGCCAGCAATCTGGGTGATCCGCGCTCCACCCAGGTCCTCCGAGGTTGTGCCTTCCGTTCGACCGCCGATCGAGCGATCCATCGTCGGCACGTCCTCTGGCCGGACGAATTCGTACCAGCCTCGGAGGGCCTTCGGCACGTTCCGCTCGAGGAACCAGTGCTGGTGGTAGCCGGAGATGGGTTGGGTCTCGAGCTTGCGGTTGGGGGCGCTCAGGGAGACGCGGGCACCGCGCTCCTTCGCCAGGCGCTCCCGGACCTCCTCCAATCCCTCGGAGGGGTTGTTATCGGGGGTGATCGTGGGGAGGGGCTTGGCGGCTGGCTTGGGAGCGGGCGGCGTACCGCCGAAGCCCTGGGCAGCACCCACATCCAAGGCTGAGACTGCGCCAGCCGGAGCCGGCGGCATCGGGGGAAGTCCTGCGTTAGGGTCGGTCATCTTTCTCTCCTATTCGAAGCTGCGGGCTGAGGTGCCGAAGTATTCCTTGACGTAGTGCTTCCTCCACGCCGCCTGGTCCTTAAAGCCTGCCTTTCCAACGAACTTACCTTCCTGTGCATCGCACTTCTTTTGCGCATCCGGAGGGAGGTCCTGGTAGGACTTGCCGCCGCTGTTACCTCGGCCACCGCCGGTGGGGCGGCTCTCCTCAGTCTTCGACTCCGCTCTTCGTTGCCGATTCCCACCCAAAGTCTTCTCCACTTCATCCACCACTTCGTTCAGGAGGTCCACTCCCTCCACTTCCCCAACCCGAGTGTCGCCGGCTTGTCGCCGCTTCATCATCCTCGAATTGAAGAGGGCGATCTTATCAGGATCCTCGAAGAAGTCCTTCCTCCCATCAATGAAGCTCTTCACCCAAGGCTGGATAACCGGCTGGGCAGCCCCGTTGGGCTTGGCCGGCGGCGCTGCAGCGGCTGGCTTCTCCGGAGGCTTGATAACCTCCCCCAGCTCATTCTGCAGCTCCGCCACCTTCACGTCATCGCCCGCTTCGCGGGCGGCGCGCAGAGCCACGCCCAGCTCTACCTTCCTTCGTTCCTTCCTGTCCTGCTCCATCTCTTCGTTGAAGGTGGTGATGGCGGCGAGGCTGTCCTTGGTGGCCTTCAGATCGGCCTCCATCTGGGCCAGCCTCGCATCGCGCTGCGCCAGGGACTCCTGGAGCCGCCGGCGGTCGTGCTGCAGGTGAGGACCGAACTCCTCTCCTCGCTTGATGAACGTCGCCGCATCCACCCAGGTCTCTGGGTTCCCCTTCCACTGCTCCTTCGGCTGCCAGCCCATCTGCCGGGCCTGCCGCTCCTGCACCTCCGGCGCTTCTGCCTGCTCGACTGCCTGTTCCTGTTCGTCAGCCATTTTCTGTCTCCAGCACAGCGTAGATCGAGTGGTCGGGGATCATCTTATAGATGAATCCATCCGCCCCCTTTATCACCCCGCCGGCGTATTGAGTAACCATCACCTTATCGCCTACCTTCGCCCTCGGATGCTCCCTCTCCCCATTCCAGCAATCCGCCCCAATCGCCACCACGATCCCCTGCCGCTCGCATGCCGCCGAGTTCATAGTGACTGCATCGGGCAGATGAAGCCTGGATTGCTTGTCCGCAAGCTCAAACGCTCTCAAGAGAACGCAATGCCCTACTGGGCGCCATCCCGAGTTGTTCTTCACCTCTAGCACGCTCTTCCTCCTCTTCGTTCAGATCATCTGCATCTATCTGGACCAGCTCTTCGAGCAGCCGGTATTGAGTAACGGCAGAGATGTTGGCGGCAGTACACACAGCCTGATTCTCACTGTTGAACCTCCCCTCCGCCCACTGCTCCTTCAGCAGCTCCATTCGTCTTCGGAGGTACCGCTGGAGCGCCTTCCCCGCTGGATGAGCCTTCATCTCCTCCAGCTCTTCCTGCTTGATTGCCATCTTTCTGATCTCCCATCATCGCTTCGATCCTCTGATTCATAGCATCAGCCATGCCCTTTAGGTGAGTCATCATCACGTCGAAGGCTTCCAACTGATGCGCTGCCTTATCCGCGCCGATCTTCGCAATGATCTCCACCGCTTGGGCGCGCAGCAGGTCGATATTCGCCTGCATCTCTTGCTGGCCAGCCTGCAGCTCCACAATCGTCTTCCATTTCTCGAACTGGAACTTCGCCTGGATGCCCTGCATCTTCATCTGCTCAGCCTGCATCTTCGGATTCGGCAGGGGATGTTGCTGGTACCACTGGGAGTAGGCTCCAGGGTAGATCTTCGGGATGTTCTCGATTCCGTAGGCCTCGAGGAACATCTGCTCGACTTCATCCAGGTTGTACCCCGGCACAGCGTGCGCGCCCTGCCGGACCACCATCGCCCGCTGGATGCGCTGCTGATCCGAGATCATATTCGGGTCCGCCGTCGGGATCAGCATGTTCGGGTTGACCTTATAGGCCTCCCGCGTGATGCGATCCTCTCCCTCCCCGAACCTCTGGCTATCCGGCAGGTAGCGAGAGTTGAGGAGGTGGAGCTTCTTCCCCTCCTCCTTCATGCTCCGCCAGATCCGCTTGAAGATGGATTTGTAGATCTGTAGCCCGTTGTCCACCATCCCCTGGTAGGTGGAAGCGGGGGTGTTCTGACCGGGGTTCTCCCCGACCACAGTCTCGGTGGCGCCGGCGAGCCTATCCGCATACTGGATCACCAGGCTCAGCACCTTAAAGAGAACATCCGAAACAGGTATCTCCGGCCACGTAATCATGGCCTTTCGGATATCCTCAGGCATTCCTTTGATAAGCTTGAATTCGCCCGGCGTCCTGGTGTAGACCCCCGACTTCATCTTCGCCCCAGTCGCTACGAACCCACCTCCCAGCATGTTGCTCGTGCTGGCGTCGAAGATCTGGTTGATCGCCGTATTCACCGTCTCGTTCAGCGGCCCGAGCAGGACGCCGAACCCCATATCGTAGATGCCTCCATCTGGCGCTGGGATGAAGCCATATTTAGTGTAAGACTCGAAGGGGCGGATGCAAATGATCCTGCCCGACTTCTCATCAGTCTCCACATCCTCCATCCGATCCACCCTCGCGACGATACGAAGGATCGTCTTCGAGGCAGACTCCTGCAGAACGATATAGGGCTCGGCGTAGCCATCGCCGTCGAGGTCGAGGTAACGGTGCTGCTCGAGGCAGGTGAAGGGGGTATCTTGGTCGCCTTGGGGGGCTTCTAGGCCGATCCGCTTATCGTGCTCGGTATCATCCAGGGCTTCTACGATGCCGATTCGAGCGTCCTCCTTGAACCAGGCTTCCTCGCGCACATCCCGGTAGATCCCCCGCTCGCACCGCTCGTAGATCTCATTCCGGTAGATCTTGATGACCTCCGTCTTGCGCTGGCAGGATTCAACGCTGCGCGCGAAGTAATCCATAACGAGGTCGCGGGCGGGCACGAGGGTGCTGGTGTTGTGCTGCTCCGCCGGCGAGAAGCGGGTCTTGATGAAGGCAGTCCCGACGATCCCCACGTTGATGAAGAGCCGATCGTGCTGCTCCTCCCACGCTTGGTCCTCCTCCAGACATTGCCAGCTCATATGCTGGCCAATCAGCTTCGCCTGCTGGAGGATCGCCGGCGAGCGGTTGCCCACCACGCGATACTTATAGATCTCCATACCCCTAATCAGATTGGCATAGCTGCGGGTGCTGAACTGGAGGGCGGCAATGCTCACCAGAGGGAAGACGATGTTGGCGCAGTTCGGCCAGGGGAAGTTCTTCTCTGCCTGCATCTGCATGGCCAGATCCATCGCCGAACTGTTCCGTACCTCCCAGGTCCGCCGGGACGCCTTGTCCTTGGTGAACCCCTCCCAGCACCACTCTCCTACCGTCCTGAGATCCTCCTCGGCCAATCTCGGAGTGAGGTTGGGGGAATCGATCAGATCCTGGTCGAACTTCAGCCTTGCTTCTAGCTCTTTCACTTAATATCCCGTGTACTGATTCCGCCCCGAGACCTGCCGGGCCTCGTCGGCCATCCTCCGCCATTCCAGAACTTCATCCGAGAGGAGGTCCTCGAGGGTGAGATCGAAAAGCTTCTCGAATCCGTAGCAGAGCAGCGAATCCGCGTCGAACTGATCATCGAGGGTCGCCTCGGTGACGCCGGTGAATCGGAGGATCTCCACCTCCCACCCCGCATACCAGGTGGTTTCCTTGTCGATCTTGAATCCGCCGGCGCGGGTTCGCTTCTGGAACGATCGCCCTCGAGTCGCCTTGTCCTTGGTCGAAGGGACAGGGCGGAAATTGATCCAGATATCCCGCTTGTGCATCTCGGGCTTAATCATCTGGTAGAGGGTCTTCCAGATAACCCCATCTTCAACCCAGAAGATCTCGGGAGACCAACGGGTCTGGACGCTGAAGAGCTCATCAATCAGCTCAAGCGCATCCCACCGCCCCACTCGGCTGTCGATCTTGTGGAGCATATTCTCCACATCCTTGCCGCCGACGCTGATCGCGGAGCGATTCGCTCGGTCCGCCGTCGAGACAGCGAAGTCGGCGGCGGCGCAGATCTTCTTCGGCCTCGCCCGATCCGCATCATTCATGGGCAGGAGATCTTCCTTCCGAATATAAACCTCATCCGAGTCGAAGGGATCATTGAGGTACTCCTGGCTGTACCCGCCAGAGTCCTGCCTCTCAATGAACTCCTGCCGAATGCCCCGAAGCCGAGCCTCGGGGAACTTCTCTGGCCAGAGGATATCCACGAACTCATCAAAGCTCCGATGGGCCTTGTACAACTTCCCGTTCCATTGCTTGATCAGATTCGCTAGGAGCGAATCCTCATGCAGAATCGTTCCATGAACTCGAATCCTGCCACCATCACGCAGAGCCTGCTTTGCCGCCCGGAAGAACCAGTGGGAGAACTTCCGCCGGCGTTCCTTCGATTCCACCTGCTCATCATCTTCAAGATCATCACAGACAATGAGCCCCGGCCGTTTCCCCCTCCACTTCCGGCCACGGATCTTCTGCTCTGCGCCCCTCGCCAGAATGCGAAATTGATGCCCATCCGTACACTCCACGATGATGTCGGTCTTTTGCTCCTGGATGAAGTCCTTGATCTTGAAGTCCCTCCGGAGGAACTCGTTCTCTCTGAGCTCCATCGCAATATCCCCCAGCCTCTCTACCGCCATCTCCTCGCTGGATCCCATGCAGATGACGTACTCTTCAACGCGAAAGCAGACATTCGCGAGGATGTAATCATCTGTGAGAGCTGTCGTCTTCGCATGATTTCTTGGTGCTGCCAGAGAACAAGCCGGACGGCTTGAGCAATAATAATCCCAGGCTTCCCGGTGGAAGTCGGGGGTGGGCTGGGGCTGGTCGTATCGGGGGGAGAGGTAGACACCGGAGAATGCCTCGATCATTTCAGGAGTGAGGGTTGTGGCGTCCATGCTAGATACCTGTCGGGAGGATGGCGAGGAGAGCATCTAGCTCTGCCGGCCCGGAGATGGAGCCCGTGGCGATAACTTGGACGACGTAGATGACGCCGACGACTCCCCTCTGGAGCTTCGGGCTCACCACCAGCCCGTTGACGGTGGCGACTCCTCCGTACACCAGGCTCGGATTCGGATCATTCCCCGACCAGACCGAGACTACCACCTGCGTACTCGTGATGGTCTCGCCGGGCTGGAAGCGGGAGGTGAAGTCGAACGGCGGGGCGATGACCTCAGCGAGCCGCTTGCCGGGGATGATAACTCGGCAAGGGCTGGGTATGCCGCCGGAGCCGGGGTAGACGGCGGGAGAGTAAGTGAGGCTGGCGATGCCGCCGGCATAGGCATAAATCCCAGCAGCGGCGGGCAGGACATAGGCGTTCTGCCCACTATTGGTGAGGGTTGCTGCTCCTCCAACATAGGCATACACCCCGGCGTTCGCTGTGAGCGCATAGCCGCTCTGCGAATTCCCTCCAATATAGGTGTAGAGGCCAGGCTGCAGCAGGAGGGTATAGTTGTTGGGGAGGAGGAGGCCAGCGACGCCTCCCGTATAGGCATACGTGCCGACCGCTCCTGATAGGGTGAGAACCCTCGGCATTGCCCCACCCTGCCAGCTAGTGAGGGCAGGACCGGCGACGCCGTTCCCACTAACGCCGGCGGAGCCTGCCGTCAGGGACGAATCCGTGGTCGTATAGAGCAGGTTACCATTCTGGTAGGCCGAAAGAGTCGTACCGGAGACGGTCAGCAGAAGCGAATCCCCAATCAGGAAGGTGTTACTTATCGTGCCACTGATATTTGTGAAGGTACCGTTAACGAGCTTAATTACGGCGTATTCTTCACTGGAGATACTGACCCGAAACGCGTAGCAATTCCCGCCGCTAGAGGCATTGCAGCGAACAGCAGGTCCATTATAATTGCTGCCATTGTTGGCGATCGTCGCCTGGGCGTACTGGTTGTTTGGATAGCTGTTTGAGTTGTCGAAGGCAATGGACGTTCCGACCGATTCTCCCGTACCGCCGGCGGGAGTTACGTTATAGGCACCTAATCCCAGAGACCAATTCGCGCTGTAAGTCGTGATCGACTCAGAGGTCGCGTTGATCAGATTATCGTTCTGGGGGAGGGCCACTAGGTGGGGCTCCTAGAGAGGACGAGCCCACTCCCACCTGTGCCGCCGGTGTTGGGGTCGGACATAGCGATAGTAGTGCCGGCAGGGATGTGGGCAGCGTTGTTCGTGATCGAGTCCTGGGTGCCGCGCAGCCTCCAAACATCTACTTCGAGGGTGACATTCTGAGCGCCGTTCCCCCTCGGATTCACTAGGGTGATGACATTCGAGAAGTCCCTTCGCCACACTCCATTCTGATAGGCGGTGATGCCGCCGCTCGAATAGGTGCCGTTCGTCAGATTGTTCGGCCCCGCGACCGGCTGGCCCCAGACCACGTTCAGCTCATCATAGACCTGGATTGTGTCATAGGCGCCGTTGTCGGAGTGGAAATAATAGCCGTTATCGAGCGCGCAGGAGCATAGCCCATAACGCATCCCTGCGTAGTTGGTCGTTGATCCATCCTGGGAGAAGATGGTGTAGCTTCCTCCTACGCAGGCCTTCATCGTCGTCGAGTAGAGATTCATCATCCCCGACCAGCCGTCGAAGTTCTCCAGGGAGGTAGAGCCTCCGAGGATCGACTCCATGAGGCCGCCGTTTAGGAGACCGGTGAGGCCGGTCAAGGGGGAGTTGAACCAGGTGCCGGTGTTGCCGAGGACGATCGAGCCGGCGGGCAGCAGCGCCCGAAGCTGCGGGAAGTAACTCGCGTAGCCATTCCTCCAGTTCTGGGCAGCAGCGGAGCCTGTCTGGGAGGTGCCAGACTGGGTGTAGTCGGCCGTCTGCAAAGGGGCTTGGAAGACATTATCAGTATAGGTGCCGTCCCAGTTCGTCCAGTATTCGTTCGCCGCCGTCCAGGCGGCGCGCCAGGCCAGATAATTCTGCCCACTCACAACGTTTGTGAAGAGGGTCTGGTTGAGCCCCTGCTGCGAGCTGCCGCCGGCGTCCACGATTGGCCCAGAGGGCCAGGGGTTGCGCAGGAACCAGTTCGCGCCGGAGGCATTCGCCGCGTTGTAGATTGGCGAATACGGCGACCCGCTCGAGCCGACGCCGGGCTCCAGCTCCATTATGTTGTGGTAGGGGACGAGCTTGATGTGGGGGTTATAGGCCTTCACCGCGGCGGCGGCGGTGCTTGTCGTAAAGCCCCCGCTCGTCCACCCCGGATAGAGCCCAATCACCGCCACATCGACGTTCTGAGCGAGCTGTTGCTGGAACGCCGACGTTCCGAAGGTGGTCTGAACAGAGCCCGCAATGAACACCCCACCTACCAGCGGGAAGACCTGCCCAAACGTCGCACCCAGCGGGTTGCCATCTGTCCCCAACGGCTGGATGCCCGCCACTACATTCAGGTCGGAGGGCTCCAACGGCGGAACGGTGTTGCCGAGGAAGTTCTGGAAGCCTATCGACTCGTAGGGGACGTTGGTGATGGTACCGGGGGCGTAGTTGGAACCTGACGAGGCGCTGTAGGTTGCTGTGTCGTTGATCGTTAGGTTCTTGTTGATATTGCGGTTGGTGTAGAGGTCGAACGTCGGCGCGGGGCTCAGGAAATAGAACGCAACATTTGCTCCTGCTCCCGAGTCCACAATGTTGTTGGTGAGGGTCAGGCGATCCTGGAAGAGGGTGAAGGGGTTCGGACTGAACGGGGTGGGAGTTACAAAGCTGCCCGGAGTCGAACCTCCCGTGATGAATTCCATTCCCAGCTGCGCACCAACCCCTGTAATGTTCGCGCTGGTATTGACGATCTGCGTATTGTGGTCGATAATCAGATCAGGGACAGGGCCCTGGATATGCATCCCCAGAACACGTTCAGCGAGCGGCAGGCCAGGGTTGATGCAACTCTGGTTGTTATGGATCCAGACGCGGGCGGTGTAGGCGGCGGGGCTGGCGTCGCCAGTAAACGCGTAGAAGGGACCGCCGACGCCCCAGAAGAGATTGTTGTAGCAGTTGCCGTCAGCGCTGAAGTTCCACGGGCAGCATTGAGTCAGATTAGTATTAACCGCACCCACTAGCTGTTGATCACGGGCACCGAAAGCGAAGGCGCACGAATGATAGCCTTCGATGTTGCCGACCCAGCAATTCAGGAACAGATTATCGTGGAAGGCGAACTTCGAGATCGCCTTCATATCTATGTGGTTCTTGACCTGAGCGCCGAAGCGGCCGAAGGGAGTAATGACGCCGCCGATGTTCACATTGTTGGAGGGCGAGCCGGTTATGGCTGGCGACCAAGTGACGGCGGTCGACCCATTCGTGAAGGATCCGATGACTCCCGACTGCCCCGTGCTCAGCTCGATCTTCCCGCTCCCCGTAGCCCACTGCCAGGGCTGGGTGAGCGTCCCGCTCGTTCCAGAGGGCGTGGCGGTGAAGAGAGTCTGTGAGCCACCCAGCCACCCCATCGGCTTGTGGGAGAAGCAACCTTGCACTACGATATCGTGAGGGAGGTTGGGAGGTGGTGCGACATAGGCCCCACCGAACTCGAGGCTCTCCGCTCCGCATTGGAGGTAGGCATTCTGCCAGCAATGCAGGCCGCCGTCGAGGAGGTCGTGGTTGGTGTCGCCGGTGAAGACGGAGAAATCTTCGCAGATGCCCCAGTCGTAGGTCTGCCCGTGGAAGAGATGAGTGGCGTTGGTGCCGGCGAGCCCGTGCTGGCAGCCGACAAAGTTCGACGCTCCGGTGTCGTTGCCTCGGATGCAGCGATCGAAGTAGATGTGGTCACAGGGGGCTGGCTGGGAGGGCCCGACGTTCGCCGCTGTTACGTTGCTGAATGTGTCGTAGGTCAGCTGGGTCTGGGGGGAGCCCGGAACCGGCTGCCGGTTGATGCCGACCAGCCGGACCTTCTGGCAACCCGCCGTCCAGGTGAAACAGGCCTGGTTGGCAAGCGCGCCGAACTGGATCGTCGGCATGGAGGGGATGTCAGCAGGGGTGACACCAGGATTATACAAGACCTGGATAGTAGCGCTGGCCGCAGCGGCCAAGCCGCCCACATTGCCGCCGACCACTGGGTAGTTGCCGTTGTTAGCCGACCAGGTGATAGCGGTTGAGCCTTGGGTGAAGACAACCAGCCGCTCCTCCGCAACAGTCGCGGAGCCAGTACCTTCCCTGAAGAGCACGTAGTACCAGCCAGTCTTCTGGGTCCAGGCTGTGCTGAGCGTTGCGCTCACCGCTCCTAGCGCAGGGGCAGCGGTGAGGTTTAGAACCTGGATGGTGAAGGGCTGATAGGGCTGATAGGGTGGCAGAGTGCCGCCCGATTGATAAACAGGCTCCTGGCTGGAGATGATATAGATCCATCCCGAGCCGTTGAAGGCGGGCATTACAATCCCGGCTGAATTACCTGACGGTGCTGGATAGGTTGAGCCGGCAGTCAGCACGATAACGTGGTTGCCGCCGGCGGCCATCGCTCCCGCCAGCGCCCAGGAGAAACTGCAACCAGTCGCCCCGCCAGTTCCGGTGCCGGTCACGGAGCTGCTGGAGGTGTTGGTGGCGGTCCAATAGGTGGCGCCAGGCGGATAAACGAAAGTCTTGTTGTTGACCGCTCCGCTACCATCCTGAATCCAGGTCGCCGGATCGACCGGCGCAGCGGGGAATTGGGAGGAGGTGCCGGAGAGGACCTGCATCACCAGGGCAGGCCCCGGCGCGCTCTCCACGCCGCCTGTCACAGCAGTGACGGTCCAGCTGTGGCTGGCGGTATCTCCCGTCCTCGCTACATACCATCCAACAGGGCGGTTGTCCTGGCCAGCGCCGAAGGTCGGCTGAGGGTCGGCGGTGACGCCTGGGTTCAGCAGGCCCGAGATCGTTACTAGGGTGCCGTCTTTGTAGAGCTTGTAATAGTCGGGGGTGCCCGAGCCGTTCGTGAATAGCGGGCCGCTAGCAATCGTCCCAACGTTCGTGTCGAGGGTGTAGGTACCTGTTCCTCCGGTACCACTCCCGAACGAAAGGATGTGGACGCCGCCGGGGATGGTAGCCACCCGATTCGAGAGTAGTTGCCCCGCTGCGATCGTCCCTGGCTGGGTAGCCGACATCGCCGTCACGGTTAGGGTGGTGCCAGATATACTCCCTGTGAAATTAGCCCCGGTCCAGCTCGTCTGAGTCGTCGGCCCCCACCACATGAAGGCGTAGCTCTCAGTATCAACATAGCCCGGCCACATCGCCTGGGGGCTGTAGACGGTGGTGCCCGAGCCCACTCGGTTGAATCCGGAGATGGGACTGTTGTAGATATACCTGCCCGCCGCCGCATCCAGCGTGTAGGGCTTCCCGCCGAAGCCTATCGTGAAGGTACGGGCAGCCACCTCAGCTCATCTGCAGCATGCCGTTCACTGCATCGAGCTGGAGGGTAAAGGTATCGCCGTTGGCGAGGCTGATGGAGGAGCCATAATCCCACCAGCCCAGGAGGGGCTTGAGGGGACTGGTGGCGGTGAAGTCGTAGGCGATCACATACCGGAAGGGGCCGACTGCGCCGGTGGCCGACCAAGTAGGAGAGGCGGCGGACCAGATCCCCTTCCAGAGGCCAGAGGTCTGGCTGCTGGAGGTAAGGGTGAGGCTCGCCCCGCCGTTCGTATAGCCGTTCGCCGTGGCGAGGTCGCCCGCCGACACGTCTGAATAGAGAGCGTTCGTGGCGACCGGCGCGGTGTTGGTGAGCATCACCTTGATGGTGTCGGCTCCGAGCGCGATGCCGCCGTTCCACGGGAGGGCGGCGACGGCGTTGAATTTATTAAAGGCGGCCATTAGGGCTTATCCTTTGGTGGGGGAGGCGGCGGGGCTTCAGCGGGCTTGACCTCGGGCGGCGGGGAGGTGCCAAGCACCCCACCCTTAAGGCCGAAGTGGCCGGGCTCGCATTTCAGAACATAGTCGGTCATGGGTGCTTCCTCTCGAGTTTCTTCAGACGGGCTTCGAGCGTTGTGATCTGAATCTGCTGTTCTTGAATGGCCTTCACCAGGACGGCGGTGAGCTGCTCATAGCGGACGCCGCTGGGGGTGCCCTTCTGAGGGCCGGACTGATAGAGGGCAGCGAGCCGGGGGTCGACCTTGATGACATCCTGAGCGATGAGGCCGACTTGCTTGCCGAGGTGGGTGGGGTTTACTTCCGGCTTCAGATCGTAAGAGACTGGCTTGAGCTTCAGCACCTCAGCCAGCCCGATGTCGAGCGGCGCAATGTTGTCCTTCAGCCGACCATCTGAGAGTAAGCACGTCGTGGTCGTATCATAGCTCAACACATTCCCCGTGCCGATACAGACAGTCCCCGTCTGCGCTGCGCTGCTGGAGGCAAGACCAGCAAGAACAGTCGCCCCGGTCGTACTAGAGTTTCCGATCGTTATCGTGCCTGTGTAGCTCGCCGTGCCGATATTCGTGGCAGAACTGCCGCTGTTATTGAGCGTCAAAGCCCCTGTTAGCGTCGCCCCCGCACTTCCGGTGATCTTGCCGCCAATGAGCGCCTGACCCGTTGTATACAGGGAATAGACGTTGGTTCCGGTGACGTGGGTCCCGGCCACAGGGGTAGGCAGATATAGGCCGACAAGGCTTGTGATCGTGACACCGCTGGTGGTCGCCGCAATGGTATAGACGGGTAGCGCTGCTGCTGCCTCGATAGCAACCGTCCCGCTGGCCGTCGAGTCGGTTAAGGTCGCCGCCGTGCCAGAGAGAGCAAGCCCTGCGGTTGTCCATGACGAGGCTGAAATGCCTCCTGCATTCGTAAGCGAAATCGGCCCCCCCACGTCTACGATGTTACTTACGCCACCTATCGTGACGTTGCTGGTCGTGGTGCCCGTGCCAATGTTGGTCGCAGCGTTGTTGCTGGCATTGATGTTCGCAGCGCCATTGGAGGTCAGCGTGGTGAATGCCCCGGCCGCCGCCGTTGTGCCGCCGATTGCCCCGGGAGCAGCGAAGGTTGCTCCTCCCAGTTGGGTCGCGTTGATGACGCCGGTACCGGAAGAGGTAATCGTCCCTCCTGTTCCGACGGTCATCGTGGCGGTCGTATTCGAGCCGGTTGTGATGGAGCTGAAGGCAGGGGAACCGCCACTTCCGCAGTCGCTGCCAGTCCCAGAGACCACGCCGGCGGTGCTGGCGTGCAGACACTGAGTGGAGCCGGTTACGTTGGTGGTGAGATTGCCGGTAGCGCCGAGGGTGGTGAATGCTCCCGTGCTAGCTGTCGTCGCTCCAATGGGAGGCGGACTCACCAGGGCAGCAGTGACGTCTGCGGCATTGAGGGCACGGAACGTGGGTTCGACGGCGGTCGAACCGGAGGCAGGGCCGGCTAGGACGAAATTGGCCGCTTCGGTGTTGAAGCTAAAGGTCAGCGTGCCGGAGGTGGTGATGGGGGAGCCGCTGATTGTGTAGATGGGGACGGTCGAGCCGTCCGAGAGGGCCGCCGACGTTACTGTACCGGAGCCTCCGCCGCCGGTCCCGCAGGCAGCGCCGGCGTCCTCCAGGGTGACGGCGTTGAGCCACTCTACACAGTGGCCGGTCGTCGGCGTCCCCGAGATGGCGGGCCCGCCCACAGGCCCGAGGCCACCCGCTTGGCCGAAGGCCAGGCTCGGGAGGAGCAGTATCAACCAGCGCAGATGCTTCATGACGACCACGCTCCCTGGATGACCCTGAGGCTCGCCACTCCCGAGACGTAGGTGGTGGGGATGGCTAGGCGGGAGGCCATAATCGGATAGGCATAGTTCGAGACGGCGCGACCGGTCTGGCCGGTCAGGACAGGGTGGACGAACACCCGGGCAGTAATGACTGAGCCGCTGGTCGAGACGTAGGTTTGGCTGGTCCCAGAGGTGAGGGTGTAATGGGTGGAGTCGACGACGGTGGCGGCGTTGTACTGGCCATCCACTCCGGCCTTGCCGGTGCCGAACAATTGCACAGCGTCGCCGACGCTCAGCCCGTGGCCGCCTCCCGTTCCGCCGCCGCCGGTGTCCGTCACAGTGATGACGGTTGTGGTCTGACTAACCCCCACACTCCGGGCGTACTCCTGACCCGTAACGGGGTCGCAAGTGTACTGGACTTCCCAGGTGAGGCTCGCTCCCGAGCTCACGTAGCCGGCGAGGCCGACGTTGAAGGGGGTTGGATAGTAGTCGTGGAGAATCCAGGGGGCGTAGCCGACCGCCGATAGGCTCTGCTGGACAGTTTTCACAACCCACCACTCCTTGCCATCCGCTGGTGCTGGCGGAGGGGGATGGAGCCCTTCATGCGCTTCGGCGGCGAACCCTTGGCCTGGTAGCCGCTCGTCACGGGCAGGCAGTGGGCCTTCGATCTATGGGCCAGACTCGCCGGCGGGTGGGTTGGACCCGAGTTGTGGATGCCCCTCGTGCTGAGTTTCTTCATCATAGGTCTCCGCTTTCCGTCGTCGGAGCAGCCCGACGAGGTTCTGTCCGAGTTCTTCGAGATGGACGTGGGTCTCACTGACGGATATCTTGGGCGTGCCCATGCCGAGGCCCTGGCCCATGACCTTCGCCACCTGGAGGGCGAGCTGATCTGGCACGTCGTCCGGGAGCTTGTTGAGCTTGTGCCGAAGTATCTCCATGGAGCGAGCATGGAGCCCTTCCATCTGGGTCTTGATCGAGAGGCGAAGTTCTGGATCGACGAGCTGGTCCCGCCGTTCGGCCAGCCTGCTCTGGAAGACATCCGAGCAGATAATGGTGCTGATCCAGCTCGCCGACATCCCGAAGCGATCCGCCAATTCGTTCTGGCTCACCCAAGGCTCGGCTATCAGGATATCAATCATCGCCTCGTGCGTGTAGCGCATCTTCTGGATCTGATCGCGGGGAGGGCGGGGAGCAAGGAAGGAACCGGGCTGAACCCCGGGCGACGGCGTGCCATCAACCAGAGACTGTAACAAAGCATTCATCGCCCCCGCCTCCGCATTTCATCCTCCCGAAACTCGGCCGCACTTGCGCCCAGGGTCGGAACCGAGGTTAACAGCAAAAAAACAATTTTTCAACCAAGGCATGCCTTGTCTGGGTTGACTAGTGCAAGGCGGTCTCATACTGTGCTCATATTATATGCGGTATAATGTGTGTATGAAATGAGCACCTGCGATCAGCAGGGACTGCATTCGGACGCGCGCGACGGTCAGGGAAATTTTCCCCCCTCCCCGAGGATGGGCTGCGATTGGCACGGGGATTGCAAGCGAGGGTTGGTGCAGCGCAGCAAGCGAGCCGACGGCATTGCGCTGCAGCAAGCCTGCTGGTGTTCCACGTGGAACAGCGCCGCTGGTCGGAGGGTTGTGCGAGGCAGGGGCGGCATGCAAGCGGCGTGCCACCGACGGCGATGCCGGCGACCGTCCATCAGCCGACGAACGGTCAACCTCGGCGCTTGACGGCATGAGGCTGAGAGCGTATACATGGCCATGAAATCCGGGCATGGTGCTCGGCAATGGAGACTCGCCAAAATGAGACGCGCAGGCGATTTACACAACCTACCCATCGTCGGGTTGTGGATGGTGGCGCTGTTGCCACCAGCAGCGAAAAGCTGGCGAACGATGAAGTTTCAGACGAGGGCGCAAGCCCAAGGGTTTGCCGATAAACTGCCATTTGGCTATCGGTTCGTGGTGGGAACAATAGAGGAGAGACTCGCATGAACAATGAGACAACTGGCGCGGTGAAATTCCGCGAGAACGCTACCACGAGTGTGCAGCGCACACCCGAGGCGATCACAGTTCACGTAAGGGGCATCACGCAGCCAATCGTGCTGCGGTTCGCCCAGCTCTCCGAGGCCGTGCGCGCAGAGGCAATGGGGTATGGGATGGAGGTCCGCCTCACCCGCGCGGCGGCGCTGGAGCGCGACACGAAATCTGGGCGAAGCGCGAGTGCGCAGGAGAAGCATGATGCGATCAATCGCCTTGCGACTCACTATGCATCCGGGACTGAGGCGTGGGCGATGGCGGGCGGAGGGGGTGGCGGGCTGTCGGCTGACACACGCGCGCTCATTGAGGCGCTCTGCCGGGTGTTTGAACTGGACGGAGCGGATGCGGAGGCTCGGGTGCGGGAGATGACGGGTGCGGATCGAGACGCGCTGCGGGTGGATCCCGAGATTAAACCTACACTCGACGCTGTGTACGCGGAGCGCGCTCGGGTGGGCGGGGCATCCAGCGCCAAGGCGCTGATCGAGGGGCTAAGGGCGGCGAAACGGGCCTGAGCGGATGGTGGCGGGGTCGGGACTGACAACCGACCCCACAACCACGACCAACAACCAAAACGCAGCACGGATGATTCCCGTCTCTCAGGGTTTTTATTATTAATTTTTTTTTTTCTTAATAACCCCCTAAGCGGGAAACATCCGTACGTGGTTTTGGTTCGTTGTGTTGGTCATGTTGGGCAGCGTGCTGTTGGTCATGTTGGGCAGACATCGGATGTCTGGGTTGCCGCCGACCCGCCGACTGTGCCACAATACGCGCATGCCGACGATTCGGAGCCAGCATGTCTAAATTCTACCTTGGCAATAACAAAGCCAGTAAGCTCAGCCCAGACCAAGTGTATGAGATACGCCAGCGATGGGCCAATCGCTTTGTCGTGCCAGTTACAATGAGGCAAATGGCTTACGAATATGGAGTAAGCCCGAATACGATAAGCAATGCCGTTAATGAGCTAAGCCACCGAGGCGTAGCAACGGTAGAGAGTGCAGCGGATGCTAACTACCGCCAGCAGCTCATGAACGATAGGCTCAAAGCCTCGCTGGCGAGACCAGCCGAGGCTATTGACCCACAAGTAACGCAAGCCTTCGAGAGACTTGAGCCAGAGGATACTACTATGCCAGACGATCCGGAAGCCCGCCTCCGATGGATACAAGAGCAAGCCGAGCGGCTGCGCCCAATTCGAGAGGCGAGAGAGGCGGCTGAGAAAGCTACGGCTGAGGCAGAGGCTGAACGGCTCCGCAAGGTACAGGAACAGATGGCAGAAGCGCAAGCCGCTCTCCCAACGGCATTGCCGCCGACTCCAGCCCAACCAACCTCACAGCCCTCTAGCTCTCAGGCTCCCAAATACAACGCCGAGCAGCACGCCGCCGACTTGCGTGCCCTGCTCCGCAAGTGCCAGTGCAAGCTGCATCGCTTGCCACCCGGCAGAGATTTCGTTCTTGACGAGGGGACAATCCATCGTCAGGATAAATGTGAACCACAGACAGAGGAGACTCGCACCGATGACTCGCAAGCAAGCAAAGGCGATACTGGCCTGCCAGAAGGCAGTAATGAAGGCTCTTGAGACCTGCCGAGGCAGACTCAAGGGCTCAGAAGAAGGACTGCACTTCGACGCTTATTGGGGCTCGCGTGTTACACTCATAATGCAAGGGTCGGGGTATGGCTCAGCACCAATCAAGCGCGCCGAGGAGACACTCGAATGAAAACCGCAAACCAGACCTTTCATAAGCACTGGCAGGCCTTCCTGGCGAGGTGCAAGCCGGGGCTCTTCTCCGACGCCGACCGTAGCCTCGCTTTTGCATTCTACTGCAAGGGGTGGCTGGATGGGACGGGGCCGATTGTCGAGGCAGCCCAATTGCCGAGCGATCTCGGCGATCTGCTTCCGAGTAAGGATCTCGACGGGTTGGAGATACCGACGCTGTGGAAAGTGCCATGAACAACAAGCCCGCACTCGAGGCTCTTATCCGTCGCAACGCGCTGTCTTGTGAGAAGGCCCTAAAGCCGCGGTGCAAATGCCAGTGCAAGCGAGCCTTGCATCGCAAGCCTCACTCCGAGGAGTGGATTCAAGAGACAATCGCACGGCTTGCCGCCGAGGAGAACGGCAATGCCTAACTTCCTCTCCCTAACCGTCCCCGACCAGCCGGCCTCCCAGGCCGGGGGCGGGGCTGTCTCTTGGTCTCCTTTCCAAGACGCTATCTTCTCCGCAGTCCGAGACTGTGACGACCCACTCTTGATCCAAGCCGTGGCGGGCTCGGGGAAGACCACAACGATCATCGAGGCCACGAGGTTTGCAACTGGGCCCAATCTCTTCCTGGCCTTCAACAAGGCAATCGCCGAGGACATCCGGGGCAAGCTCCCGAGCGGTGAGGCAAAGACTCTGAATGCGCTCGGCCACCGTCTCTGGATGCAGAATGCCTCCGGGGCGAGGCTCGAGGCTCGGAAGACTGAGAGGCTCGTCGAGGCCATCATGCCTCCCGAGGCTCGGCGGAAGTTCGGATACATCGTCCAGCGGATCGTCAGCACCGCCAAGGCCTCCGCCGTCGGCATCGACTCCGAGGTCAACAGCTCGGACTTCGAGCACTTCATCACAAATGGGGAGTGGGACATCGATGATGCAGATATTGTCTCGGCTGCACACTATGCGGCCAAGGTGTTCAGTCTATCACGCGACGATCTCACGACCTTCGACTTCGACGACCAGCTCTATGGGCCGGTATATCGCCATTGGCCTTTCCCTGCATTCGGGACGGTCCTGGTGGATGAGGCTCAAGACCTCAACAGAATACAGCATCTCTTCCTCGAAGCTCTATGTCAGGAGAGAACGAGACTTATTGCTGTCGGTGATAGGAACCAAGCCATATACGCGTTCAGAGGAGCCCTCGCGAATTCGCTCGATCTACTTAAAGAGCATTTCCGAATGGCCGAGCTACCTCTGAGTATCAGCTACCGCTGTCCTCTAGCGGTGGTTGCGGAAGCGCAGGAGCTGGTGCCCTACATCCAGGCTCGGCCGGGAGCGCCCGCCGGTCTCGTCTCCCACCCGCGCCCGGATTCTTCCGAAGATCCTGAACTGTTCGAAGAGGGCTGGCTGGTTGTCTGCCGAAACAACGCGCCGCTGTTCGCAGCAATCATGCGGCATGTCCGCGCACGAAAGCCATGCCGAGTGCTCAGCAACGCCCTCGAGGGTCTCGCCGGCTTCATCAAGAAGTTCCGCACCGAGGACCCATCCGAGATGCTCCGCCGGCTGGACCGATGGCTGCAGAAGGAAACGATGGCCGCCGAGTCGAAGGGCATGGCTTGGAAGGTAGCCAGCCTTGAGGACAAGGCCGAAACCGTCCGAGCCCTCTCCGAGGGCTTCCGAACCGTCGAGGAGATCCTCGGGCTCATTCGCTCCCTTTCGGAGGGGAGATCGGGGCCGATCTTCTCGACTATCCACAAAGCGAAGGGTCTGGAGGCAGAGCATGTCTACTTCCTCCGGCCCGATCTCGTCCCGGGGTGGTGGGTTATGGATAAGGATGCGTTGCAGCAGGAATACAACCTCCGATATGTGGCGATCACTCGGGCGAAACAGTCACTGACCTACGGAATCAGGAGAGGCAAATGAACTACGACTTCACCACAAGCGGGTATGCCGTCGGAGCCGACCCGCCTGCTCCCTTCTCCCTCGATATGAGCAATACCGCCAGTTGGTTCTCCCTCCAGCTCTGGGTCGGGGGGCAATCCTATCTCCTCTACCCAGCCCCAGGCTCGGATTTATCCTTCACCTCCGACTCTCCCCTCAACCTCGCCGGCTCTGCCGGAGCATTCGGCTCTAGCATGGCTCTGGATGGGGAGGGAGAGGTTTGGCTGCAGGCCAGCCCGGGGCTGGTAATCCAAGGACCCGCCGCCGGCCCGATCGCCGGCGTCCCCGAGCCTCCCCTCTACAGCTTACTCCTCCTCAGCATCATCGCTCTCGCTGTAATAGCTTCCTGGAAGAAGAAGGCCCCCCAT